ACAACTGAAACTAGACTAACAGACCAAGAAATCACTTTGGTTGTTGATAGTGCTAAAGCTTTCAAATTCATCGTAGATGATATTGAAACTAATATGTCACATGTCAACTTCAAAGAGATTGCTTCTTCATCAGCTGCTTATGCATTGAAAGATTCATATGACGCTGCTGTATTAGCAACTATGTTTGCTGGTTGTTCAGCTTCATCACCTAATCACATTTTAGGTTCTGACAATGCTACAGATTTAGCAGCAGGAACTTTTGATGGAACAGGTAACTTAGATATTGGTTTTGGTTCTAGCGAACACGACCCAATAGACCTTATGGGTAGAATGGCAAGACTATTAGACGAACAGAATGTACCTGAAGAAGGTAGATGGTTTGTTGCAAGTCCTGAGTTTTACGAAGTTCTAGGACAATCTAGCTCTAAATTATTATCTGTCGACTATAACGGTGGACAAGGTTCTATTAGAAATGGACTAGTATCAAGTGGAAAATTACGTGGATTTGATATGTACAAGTCAAACAACATTGCTGCAACATCTAATGCTGCTGGTAAAGTTATGGCTGGTCACATGTCTTCAACTGCAACTGCTAACACAATTCTTTCAACAGAAGTATTGAGAGACCCAACATCGTTTGGTGACATTGTTAGAGGCTTACATGTCTATGGTGCGAAAGTACTTAGAGACGAAGCTTTAGTAAGTGCATTCTACGGTATTGACTAAATAGAATTGGGAGGTGTCAAAGCCTCCCTTTCTTTTTTAACACATAAATTTTACAGGAGTAAATAATATGACAATTGAAAATATAAGAGATACTGGACGTAATTCAGCAAGAACAGTCGATGTTCGTGTATTAGCTGAAAAGATTCAGAAACCTTCAGACACTGAAGCAGTAACTGCAGCTAATGTAATTACAGCATCAGAGTCAGGCACACGTTTTGTTATGAATGTAGCAGCAGCTAAAGTCTCAACTCTACCAGCTCCAGCAGCAGGTTTAGAGTATTGGTTTTATGTTGGAGCAACAGAACCTACAGGAACTCACACAATAGTAACAGCATCAAGTGCTAATATTATAGTGGGTAACGTATCTTCTCCGGAAGATGCAGCAGGTAGTGTAGCTACAGTTACAGACGCAGATACTATTTCATTAGTAGCTAATAAAGCTGTTCATGGAGATTTTGTCCATGTATGGTCTGACGGTACTAACTGGTATTTAAACGGACAGTGTAAAGTTCAAGACGGAATTACAACAACTCAAGCAGGTTAGTAATACAGTCTACGGTATTAACTGATACCAAATCGGAGGAGTTTAAGTATTCCTCCACCTAATTTAAAAAGGAGAAAAATATGAAAAGTAAAAAAAGAATGATGTATAAAGATGGTGGTATGAAAAAAAATGGTAATGCTTCAGCTAGAAGAGAAACAATGATGGATGGTGGCATGGGTATGAAGAAAAAACCAATGAAAAATGGTGGAATGTACAAAGAAGAAATGCCAAAAGCTAAACCTTGTTAATATGAAAGGCGTAAAACATTATAAAAGAGACGGAACTGAATGGAAAGGCAGTTCTCATAAAATGCCTAATGGACAATTACATACAGGTAAAACTCACACTAAAACAAGTGTTAGACTTTTTCATTTTAAAGATTTAAGTAAAAAAGGCAAAATTAAAAGCTAAAGGTAAAAAGTAATGGCTACAACATATTTAGGTTTAACAAACGAAGTATTAAGAGAACTCAATGAAGTTGTTTTAACTACAGTAACTTTTGGAGATGCTACAGGTATACAAGCATTTGTAAAAGATTCAATTAATAAATCTATATTTGATATAGCTAATCAAGAACCACAACTACCTTTTTTCTCAGCAGGAGCTAGTGGAGGCACAGACCCTTTCTATGGAAATGTAACTGTTGCATCGGTAGCAGGAACTAGATGGTATACTCTTAAGTCAGGAAGTTCTAATATAACAACTGATTACTCATCAGTAGACTGGGATGATTTTTACTTAACAACAATAAATGTAAGTGGGGAAACAACTCCATTTGTTTCTAGAGGTTTAAAATTTCTAACACTTGCAGACTGGAAAAGATATTATAGGGATAGT